CTTGAACGACACTCATTTTGTTCCTCCAGTTTCAAATTTCGATTTAATAAATGTTAGTTGTTCTTGGGTAAGAATCCTCAAAGCCTGTTTTGCTTTCTCATTACTATAACCATAGTAACGTTTCACATAATCAAGATCTTTGATCGTATCTTTACGGAGCCAAGGAGAAAATCTCTTTTTAACTCTCAGAGTATTTATAAAAAAGTCATACTGCATCTTCTTTGGGAGGAAATGATACTTGTTCATCTCATTTGCATACATCAAACAATCAATGTGCCCAGAGAAACAACGATTGATAATATAAGGTGCATAATCCTTCTCCAAGGAAGGGTCTTCATCAATCAGATGCTTCTTAGTTTGGTTAATCGAATTTAACCAGTCCTTCAATTCCATAATTAAAAAGTAGTAGTTCTTTACGCTGTTTTTGCTCACGCATATATTCACCAACGGAACGCATTGTATAAGTTAAGTCAAACTCTGCTGCTTTCCAGTTCTTAAATCTATCTTTCACAAGTTGGTCTGAATTATAACTTACCAACTGATCCATATCATTATTGTCACAATCAGCAGCAAACTTATCGTGATCAAATCCTTTGTGCATTGATCCTTTTCGCCCATAGAGATTATCCTTAATATCATAAGGAGGGTCAAGATACATAAACGCACCTTTGTTTCCATCCATCAGATAATCATAAGAATAATTAGTTATACGCCAGTTCTGAATAAGTTTGGAATACTCTGGCAATTTTTCAATACCTCGAAAAGAAAAATTGGAGTTACTTGCCTGTGCCGAAAATGAAGAACTCTCAGTCAGACCAGAAAATGAGCATTTATTTACAATATAAAATGCTACGGCACGATCAACAGATGTAAGTGTAAGGTCGTTGACCATATCTTTGGCAGCAAGAAAAAGTTGCCTTGCTGCTTCCGGATTATTATTATTTGATTTTTCCCGAGAAAGAGTATCTCTCAAATCATCAGAGAAAGTTTGAAGAACCTGCCAGAAGTTTACCAGAGGTTCATAAAGGTCATTCACCCAAATATCTAAGTTTGGATACTTCTTTGTAATGTGAATTGCAACACTTCCACCACCAAGAAATGGTTCCCGAAACTCATCATAGTTCCGTAAATCTGGAAAATATGGGTCCATCTTGACGCAAGCACGGGACTTGCCGCCAGGATAGCGCAAAGCAGTTTTAAGCGACTTCTGTGTTATTTTCATAAGTCTTAGGGTGAAAATTACAATACTCATTAAATACAATCTTACATTCCTTATGAGTAAGATTACAATGCTCTGCTGCCTTTGGAAGATTCCACTTAGCAGTAAAAAGCATTTCCATTGCTTCTCTTGTTTCAGGTCTCATTGGAATTCACACTCACACATAATCTCTGTAAGTGCTGCTAGGAGGTTAATTTCTTGGTCAGCAACAAACGCAATTTGGTATTGGTACTTAGCAATAATAAGAACGGCAGCAGGGATAGTTTGGGGTGAAAGGCAAGTATAGCAGGCGTCATAAACCCTGCGAAGAATGACAGAAGAATCGTTGTCCAGGTTGGCGACCACCCACTTTCGGACTTCAGAAAAGTTCTTATCTTTGAGATGAATAATGAGGTCATTTACGGCAACGTCAGAGAAAGACGCAAGAATCCCACTATCTATTTCACCACCAACAGAGTACCTCTGGCACTCATTAAGTACTCTCCTCCAATCGGGAAAGTGCTTATTAATTAGTTCTGCAAGGACTTTCGGATCATATCGGACGCTCTCCGCATCCAGGATGTCCTGTAGACGCTTGAAGAAGGATCCTGCCAACTGAGTTTTTTCTTTTCCTTTGATTCCAAACTCGACCACTGCACATCGGGAGTGGAGAGGTTCAATGATTTTGTTCTTGTAGTTGCAGGTGAAGATGAATCGACAGTTACCAGCAAATTCCTCAATAAATGCCCTAAGGAGGAGTTGTACGTCGTTCCCTGTGTTATCTGCTTCGTCAATGATGACGACTTTGTGTTTAGCATCTGACGAAAGTGAGACGGTCGAAGCAAAGTTCTTCGCATTGTTTCTGACAGTATCAAGGAATCTACCTTCGTCGGATCCATTAATGACATAATAATCTACTCCTAACTCATTACATAATGCTTTCGCTACTGTAGTCTTACCTACACCTGGAGGTCCAGCAAGTAGCATATTTGGAATTTCACCCTTATTCAGAAAATCACTAAAGGTTTTTTTAATATTCTCAGGGAGAATACAATCTTCAATAGTTTTGGGACGGTATTTCTCCACCCAAATAAAATTACTCATAATCAAATCCAATCAGGTTTGCGAGAAGGCATACGGAGATAATTATCCGCAACCCAGGGTTTGGAAGCAATATACATTTTGTATGCAGTGAATGTATCAATGCTTTCATCAAGTTTATATTCGTCGGGCATAGCACGAACGAACTCTGTCACCTCAGTAATCTTTCCTTTGGGGAAAAGATAATAGGCAGACAATAAAGTATTATAGCACGAATGGATTTTACCATAACGAACTGCATACTCATCACATAGATTCATCCCGTGTTTAATCAACCAGTAGGCATTATGAATTGATTCTGCTGCCCACTTGGTGCAGGGATGATTACGAAAGGCACCCTTCTCAGTTGCATAGGATGTACCATCTGCCTTGGGAAGAGTGCCGTAGTTATGATACCACTTGGATGCCACAATGGAAAGCATTTGGCAGCATTCTAGGGGCATTTTGACGATATGTTTGTCGGGAAGACAAATTGCAGATTCAGCAGGAAATTCGTTTGTGACGAAGATATTCATAATTAAAAGCAGAACTTTTTCAAATAATAAAGAACTTGTTCAGGTTTGTCTTCTAGAAAGTATGCTTCTGATTCATATACAGGATATGCACCAGCAATTTTTGTAGAACGAACTACATCATTCATTTTGTAAGCATCTAAAGAAACATTTACACCTAGTGGTTTTCTCTTGCAAGCTTGTGCTACGTGAACTGCTTCGTGATAAACTGTCTCATTTACATAATAATCAACTGGACTCACATTATTTTTAATATTATTCAAACAAATTACAAAGTTAGGAGTTTGCACAATTCCCATCAATTCTTTATTACGACAGATGGGAGCATTTTGTTTAACATTGTAATTTCTTTGCATAATAGCACTAATGATTTGCTGTCCAACAGGAGTCAAATAGAGAAGAAATTCCATCATCCAAATGTTGAGTCGGGCTCCAAAGCAACATAATACTGCAGATTGTACTTGGTATTGCTGAATTGTGACAAAAGTTTTTCTGACACAACAACATCATAAGCACCAGGAATAATCTTGATGTTCTCAACCTTAAAGTTGAAGGTGAACTCCTTATCAGTCTCACCAACCACAATAGAGTACTCGTTAGAGGTATCGTTTTTCTTGTCACGAACGACCAGACGAATTACACCTGCTTCTCCGACTGCAGAAAGGTCCGGAAGTTGATATACTGCTGCTGCCTTAAGAAGTTTCTCCAGAGATGCGTGTTCTAGTTGGAAGCATACATCTTGTGAAGGGAGTTTGATTTCCTTTTCGGGGGGAGAGATGATTACATTAGGGTCAGCATAGAAATACTTGACCCGACGCTTACCTTCACGAATTGTGATGTAAGAATCGTTAGTAAAATCCAATTCAGGGTCTTGGTGAAGTCCGAGACCATTTAGGAACTGGTTAAGGTCATAAATCGCAAAGTTACGGGGAAACTCTTCGGTAATATCTGCTTCGGCAAGAATATTCTTTGCAACAGAAATGGTACGGAGTTTATTACCTTGCTTCACCAGAATGGAATTATTAATTCCAGCAAAGTTCTTGAGAATAGTCAGAGTGTTATCAGAGAGTTTCATAATTTGGGGTTTGAGTTTCACTTGTTATCAACGAGATTGAGATGATTAATCAAAAGAATAGTATAGTGCAAAACTTTGAACAAGTCAGCACGAGGAGTTCCTTTGGTATCATAACGATCAGTGTACTTAGTGATGTTACCAGCACAGAAACCTTCACGACGATTGTGTTTAATCTTATCGAGGGTTTGTTCAGTTCCACCTCCAGTACGATCAACATAATGCTGACTATAAGTACCAGCAATATATTGTTCAAGTTGTTTCAGGATTTTGTCTTCGTTGTATTTCCAGAAACCATTAGCATTTGTGTTTTCAGGCATATTCACAGGGGTTTTGTTAACATCAATTAGTCTAGTTTCACTATTAAGAGACATAGTGAATTGATTATACTCATCCATAATAAGAGAAGGCACATTTTTTACCTTCCCTTATTATATCAGTTTGCTTGCTCTCCGTCAAGTGGCATCTGGAAGTCAGCATCAACTTTATCATAGAGTTCCAAGAAAGATTGCTTGGTCTCATCATCAAAACGATTGACGCAGACTTGAATTGCCTTTGCTTTATCTTGGAAGATACTATAGGCACGGATGATGTGAACCAGACGACGGGTGCTGATAATTTCCTCAATACCGCCGTCATAGAAGGTCTTACGGATGATGTCTGCCCAGTCTACAAGACGTTTGCAGAAGTCACGGTCCTCCACACCCAAATCCAGAGCAACTCCTTCCAGAATCTTTTGCTCGGTAGCAGGAGCAGGATAGGACTGCTCAAAGGTCACAGGGAATCGTTCCAGGAATGCCTCATTGAGAATATTTGTACCGATAAACCTACCATCATCAGAACCCTTACCTTTGGTGTTTGCCGTAGCAACTACAGTAAATCCAGCAGCAGGTTTGATGAAACGACCAATCTTTTTCAGGAATACTCCTTTACCTTCTAGGATGGATTGGAGGCAAAGGATTTTATTAGATGCAAGATCCACCTCATCGAGAAGTAGCACTGCACCACGTTCGAGTGCTTCAATGACTGGTCCGTTGTGCCACACCGTTTCACCATTAACAAGGCGGAAACCCCCAATAAGATCATCCTCATCAGTCTCAATAGTAATGTTTACACGAATCAGTTCACGATTGAGTTGAGCACAAACTTGTTCCACACAGAACGTCTTACCATTACCCGAAAGACCCGTAATGAACGCAGGATAGAAAATACGGGACTGAATAATTTTCTTAATGTCGTTAAAATTACCAAACTTGACGAAGGTATCATCTTTATCAGGAATAAGGTTTTGTTCTACAGCAGGCAGAGCAGCAGGAGACTGATATGCTTGCTCCATTTTACCAACAACGGTAGGAGTCACTTCAAGATTCCAACGACCACGAGAAGTCTTGAACTTCTCCAAACGACGAGTAATTGTGGGATAGGCAAGATTTTTAGATGCACAATATCCACGAATATCACCACCACTCAGTTCAGAACCGAACAGTGCTTTTAGGTCAGCAATCAATTGGTCGTCAGTCACAGAAGTCTTGCGAGGCATAATGTAGTTAGGTGGTTTTGTTTAACTGAAGTAATTATAGCAGCAAAAAGGGGGTGCAAGACCCCCTGATGGACAGTTTGGAAATTGACCTCCTACGATAAAATTTGTTTCGAAATGAAAGCAAGTTCTTGTGAATTAAGATTTTTTGCAAAAATTTCAGAAATAATTGAATATACTTTTGAACGATCAATTTGATCAGTTTGTGTTGATGATTTTGGAGCAGATACTTTAGATTGTTTTTGAGTATTTGATGAGGATGAGATATTAAATTGTGCATCCAGTATCGGATTACAACCAGAAGAATTAGACATCAAATAATGAATACTAGGAAACTTTTTCTTAAATTGAGTTGCTAAGGTTCCAGCAGTTGTTTGAAGTCTTTGGTTGTCTGTACCATAATCACCACCAGTCAATTCATCGAGATAGGTTGTTATGCCATTTATTGGATAAGAAAGCCAAGTGCCAGATGCACTATACTTCTCATATTGAGTCATTGCACAATCCAATCCACCATATGTTCTCTTAAAGATACAATCCCAAAGTTTAATTTTTGCGGGAGTGGCAATTTTTTGACCAACTTTAAAGTCACTAATGCTGTAAGACATTTTTTTAATCGTTTAATTTCATACTAAAATTTTACACTATGCTATGGAGTTTGTCAACCCGCAATGGAATAGAAGCATAGTAACTATGCAACCAACTCCACGAACTCCCCAAGAACTTTTTTATTCATTTTTTTACTCTTCAAACTCTTCACAAAAGCAGTTTTGATTTGAGTCTTGGTAGCATCTTCGGCAACCTCAAACTCTGTATCATTCCCAAGAGCAGATGCAGAAAGACCAAAGTAAGTATGATATCCAGAGTTCTTAATAGAGAAAGTTTTTTCCTTCTTCCAGATATTCATAATTTTATCGTACTCAGGATTAACCCATCCAGTATAACGACGAAGGAAAGAACCAGCATCACGAGATTCCAGAATCCTCATACCAATAAAATTGACGGTAGGAAACTTATCACGAAGATTACGAATTAGAACATCAGTGAAGCCATACCATTCACAATCCAGACTATAAGTATTTCCAGTCTTACGGTCACGCAAGAATCCATTCGTACCAATAGAATTAGTACCAAGATAAGGTCCATCCTCATAACGACGATTGAACTCCTTATGATACTTCAGGGGTGCTGCTTCACCATCGGTCAAAATTACACACTGGACTTTCTGAAGTTTATTATCCTTCTGGAAAGTAGGAAGAATTTCGTGAAGAGCAATCAAAGCCTCATTGAGAGGAGTGCCTGAAAGACTCCAACCAATTGGAACGGCATAACGAGAATAGTGTTGGTCACTAAAACTACGGGCAACCCGATAGATATTCAGCATCTGGTCTTCCAGAGTCTTACCATTTGTCTTACTGGTAAGCATATTCAGCAGAGAGAAATATTCCTGAACCTGAATCACTCCATCTTTCTTTTGATACAGAGGTTGAGGCATAATGGGTTTATAATTCTCATCATACTTAATGATTGGATAATCATTCGTAAAGGCATAAACTTCAAAAGGAATATTCACTTTCTTACAGAACCAGATGAGATTGAAGAGTTGCTTTACAGTATCCAACATCACACGACTCATAGAACCAGACCAGTCCAAAACAAACACCAGACCGTGATTCTTGCCGGTTGCAAGTGTTGTAACCTTACGAAACAGGTCTTCATTATATTTGTAAGTATGAAGTTTAGAACAGTCCAAAACACCCGTGCGAGCAGTTGAGGCACGAGCATAACTATCTGCTGCCTTACGGCACTCAAACTCTTTCACCAGATAATTAACTTCCTTCTGTGCCGAACGTTTGAACTCACGGAACTCTTTATCTGCCTCACCAAAGACTTCACCAGATTCATAAACATTAGTATCAAGATATGATTCCCAAGATTGCTTACACTGATTATGAATCTCAGCATTACTTACGATAATTTGCTTCACATTCAGTTTGGGAATCTCCACATAAGTATTTTCCCAACCATCCTGATTCACAAGATTCTTGAGTGCATCTTCCAGATTATCAACAGTCTTGACTTCTGGTTCAGAAGTTTCACCACCCATCTCACCTTGTGTGGGTTCAGATTCACCACCACTTTGGATTGAATTATCATCACTGGGTTCAGATTCTGCTTCATTCTCACCTTCCTGCTGGTCGGTAAAGTCAGATGCAGAATTACTCCCAGAACCAGATTGCTGATTTTCGTGAGAATCTAGATTGACTTTAGTTTCTTCCTGTTGCTTTTGCTTACAGTACTTATAAAGAACCTCAGCAGCATCCAGTGCCTCAACAAAAGTTTCGGCATCACCAATCTGATTAATAATATTCTGCTCTTCTACAGTAAAATCAAGAGAAAGAAAATTACCGACCTTAAAGTAAAGATTTGCTCGGTCGGCAAGATTATAAGTTGAAATATCTTCATCACCCAACTGAAAGAAATCATCATCGTTCAGTTCTTTATATCCACCATAAAAAGTCTTAGCAAGACCAGCATATTTACGTTTCATCAACTTCTCAACCCGTGCATCCTCAGTCACATTCACAAACTGAGGAGGAATTTTGCGTTCCTTAATCCAATCCTCATCGGGGGTGAAAAGTGCGTGACCGACTTCGTGACCCACCAGAAGGTCATAAATGGTATTGCTTGCCTTCTCCCACATCGGCAGAGTCAGCACACGAGTATGAACATTAAAGCAGGCAGTCTCTACTTTCTTGTGCTCAACCACAAGGTCTTCGGTGGCAAGAAGCTTTGCGAGTTGGGACTTGATTTCGTGATTGACGGGCATTAGTGGTTTTCAGATGACCCTATTATACAAAAAAAGGAGGTCTTGCGACCCCCCAGTGGACAGTTTAGAAAGTGTCCTTATTTCTTTCTTTTAATGAAAGCATCAAATTCTGCTTTCTTGTCAGATTCTCTTTGTGCCGCAGTTTGACCATAATTATGTCCCCAATCTTGACCAGTTGCACTAGTCCCTTCTCTCTTTCTTTGAGCCTTAAGACGTTTTTCTCTTCTTGCAGCCATCGCAGCAAGAGAATCTGCTTCCATAATACTCTC